ACCATGGAAGATCTTTGGTAAGAAAAATGTTTCTGCCTTATTGCTTCCTGCATTCTATCATTGCCCATTTCTTGAAGATCTTTATCTCTATCCAGGCGTTGTAGACTACAGAGAGTTTACAACTGCAAATGTAATCCTCTCACCGAAAAGAAAGATTGATATTACGATTCCTGCAGGAACTCCTCTGCTACATGTAATTCCATTTAAAACAACAGACGATTTTAGTGCATCATACGGTCCTGGGACTACAGAACAACTCGATAAGTATAAATCCCCGAAGCATTTTTACGAGGGAAATTGGTATCGTAGATTCTATATGATTAAAAAGAAGTTCAAACTAGAGAAAAATACAGGGGATTGAACTTTTTAAAGCGGATTCCCCAGGTTTATAAATAAGAAAATAAAACGGGGAATCCTAAATGGCGCAATTTGTAGAATTAGATCTCGATCAAGGCACAGATCTCTCCTATAATCTAGACCTAACGCAAGACGATGGAAGCCCACTTAACGTGACTGGCTTTGCGTTCTCTTCATCCATTCGAAAATCATATTATTCCTCAAATGTAACAGCAAATCTAGTTGTTACAATTGCTAACTCTGTTGGTGGAAACGTTCTACTGACAATGAATTCTGCAACTTCAGCAAATATCAAGGCAGGTAGATACCTTTTTGATGTAAAACAGAAAGATGCTGCTAATGTAACGACACGCATCATTGAAGGAATTATCACGGTACTGCCTCAGGTAACAAAGTAACATGACGTCGATAAAGGTTACTGCAGCTAACCCGACCATTCGAATCGCAGCAAATCCAACTGACACTTCTCAAGTAAAAGTTTCAACAGCTCGCGGTGGCGCTGGTCCTCAAGGTCCTGGTGGTCCGCAAGGTCCACAAGGACCACAGGGTGTGGCTGGTCCAACAGGTCCATCTGGCGGTCCACAAGGTCCATCTGGTCCGTCAGGTGCTACTGGTCCTCAAGGACCAACAGGTTCAACTGGTGCACAAGGACCGCAGGGTGTTCGTGGTCCTACTGGTCCATCTGGCGCACAAGGTTTAATTGGTCCAATTGGTGAGACTGGAGCACAAGGTCCACAAGGACCAATTGGTATTCGCGGTCCTCAAGGTGTTGCTGGTCCGCAAGGTCCACAAGGCGTAGTTGGTTCAACTGGTGCACAAGGACCACAAGGTCCTTCAGGTGCACGTGGTCCACAAGGTCCTCAAGGTGTGACAGGTGCAACTGGTCCAACAGGACCAAGTGGTGCACAAGGTGAACAAGGTGATCGCGGTTTTGCTGGTCCACAAGGTCCTTCTGGTCCGCGTGGTCTTGTTGGCGCTGCTGGTCCGCAAGGTCCAACTGGCGTTACAGGCGCAACTGGTGATACTGGCGCAACTGGTCCAACAGGTCCAGCTGGTGCGCGTGGTCCGCAAGGTCCAATTGGTGCAACAGGTTTAACAGGTGCAACTGGTCCAACAGGACCAAGTGGCGCGCAAGGTGATCGTGGTTTTGCTGGTCCGCAAGGACCAACAGGTGCACAAGGTTTAGTTGGTGCGCGTGGTCCAACTGGTGTTACAGGCGCAACTGGCGATGCTGGTCCGCAAGGTCCTCAAGGTGTAACAGGTCCTTCTGGTGCAAGAGGTCCTCAAGGACCGCAAGGTGTAACAGGCGCAACTGGTGCAACAGGACCAACTGGTCCTTCAGGTGCGCAAGGTGATCGTGGTTTTGCTGGTCCGCAAGGTCCACAGGGTCCACAAGGTTTAGTTGGTGCTGCTGGTCCACAAGGACCAAGTGGTCCGCAGGGTTTAGTTGGCGCACAAGGACCAACAGGTCCACGAGGACCTCAAGGTGTTGCTGGTCCGCAAGGTCCACGTGGCGCATCTGGTGCATTACAACATTGGGCTGTAATTACATTAGACTATATTGCTAGTGATGGTGATCGACTTGTTGCAAACACAACACTCAATGGTCCATTTACAATCACGCTTCCAAATACTCCAGTTTCTGGTGGTTATGTTCAAGTCACTGATGGTGATAATTGGAATGTAAATCCAGTATATGTAACATCACTTGATAGTACAATTGAAGGTTCTACTGGTCCAGTTGCGCTTGATATTAAAGGCGTTACTGTAGAATTTATTTACAATGGAACAACTTGGGAAGTCACTGCAACAACAGGTCGTCGTGGTCCTCAAGGTGTAAAAGGACCACAAGGTCCAATTGGTCCTCAAGGACCAAAGGGTGATCGTGGATTTACTGGTCCGCAAGGTGTTCCTGGTCCATCTGGTCCTCAAGGAAGTTTAGGTCCACAGGGTCCGTCAGGTCCTTCTGGACCACAGGGTGAAAGAGGTGGAAGTATTCGCATCTCTGGCACTGTTCCAAACACAAATGTTCTTTTTACAATTACTGGAGCTTCTGTTGGTGAAGCCTATATTGTAACAGCATCTGGTCATATTTGGATCTGGGATGATTGTCCTGGTCCTGCTCAATGGATGGATGCAGGTCCTTTTGTCGGTCCACAAGGTCCAACTGGTGCAACTGGTGCTGTTGGTCCACAGGGTCCACAGGGCGTTACAGGTCCACAAGGTCCTCAAGGACCAATCACAGCATATACCTTTGATGGCGGATCGCCAATAAATAATTACACTAATGGTCCTGCCTTTGATTGCGGCGGAGTAAACTAAATGCCTTTTATTCAATTTCAGTTTCGTAGAGGTACAGCATCAGATTGGGCGACTGCAAACACAGTTCTCGCTGATGGTGAAATGGGTATCGAAACAGATACAGACTTATTTAAAATTGGTAATGGTACTCTCGGATGGAACGCTCTTCCGTACGGTGGATTGACAGGCAATACAGGTCCGCAAGGACCAACAGGACCTCAAGGTGTTGTTGGACCACAAGGTCCAGCTGGATCATTTGGTGGTGCAACATTTGATTATACATTCAGCGCTGTAACTGCGAATACAGATCCAGGCACTGGCATACTTAAATTTAATAATTCAAATTTAACTCTTGCAGATAAACTTTACATTGATACTCTAGATGATGCATCAACTAATGTTCATAATTTTCTTGTTACAATCGATGATTCAACATCATCAATCAAAGGTCATTTCAAAGTAAGTAATAAAACAAACGCCAATGATTTTGCGTTGTTTACAATCAGCGGTCTTACAGATCACATTGGATATTTCACAGTTAATTGTGCATATGTTTCTGGTAGTGCATCATCATTTAGCGAATCAGAAGATTTGCTCATCACCTTTGCGCGCACTGGTGACAAAGGTGATACTGGTGCTGCAGGACCACAAGGTCCTCAAGGTCCACAGGGTGTTCAAGGTAACATTGGTCCACAAGGACCAAGTGGTCCATCTGGCGTTGGCTTAGATGGTCCTCAAGGTCCTCAAGGTCCGCAAGGAGCACAGGGTGATATTGGTCCAACAGGACCAACTGGTCCATCTGGTGTTTCAAACGTGGCAGGTCCACAAGGACCAACTGGTCCATCTGGCTCACAAGGTGTATATGGTGGTATCAGTTTCCGTTATTTGTTTAGTTCAAGTACAACAGATTCAGATCCTGGAGTTGGCAATTTACGATTGAATAATGCGGCAACAACTCTTGCTTCAAAAATGTTTATTGATAATGTTGATGCTGATGGCGCCAACATTCTCACATTCCTCACATCGCTTGATGATAGTACAAGTTCTGTTAAAGGTTATTTCAATCTAATTGACAAATCCTCATCAAGTAATTTTGCTTTGTATTCAATCAGTGAGTTGACAGATAAAACTGGATACTATGAATTAGATCTTACACACATTACTGGTAGTGCTGCTGCATTTGCAAATGCTCAAGAAGTGATCATTACCTTTGCGCGTACAGGCGATCGCGGTCCACAAGGACCACAAGGTGTGATTGGTCCTCAAGGTCCATCTGGTCCACAAGGTGTTGCTGGTGCTACTGGACCACAAGGACCATCAGGACCATCTGGAGCTGGATTAGATGGACCACAAGGTCCTCAAGGTCCTCAAGGTGTTCTTGGTCCACAAGGACCACAAGGACCATCTGGAGCAGCATCAAATGTTGCAGGTCCACAAGGTCCGCAAGGCGTTGAAGGTCCACAAGGACCACAGGGTCCATCTGGTGTTTCAAATGTTCCTGGACCAACAGGACCAGAAGGTCCACAAGGTCCGCAAGGACCACAAGGTTCACAAGGTCCAATTGGATCAACTGGCGAAGCAGGTCCACAAGGACCACAGGGTCCACAAGGACCACAAGGACCGCAAGGTCCTCAAGGAGTGATTGGTGACACTGGACCACAGGGTCCACAAGGACCGCAAGGTCCACAAGGACCGCAAGGTGTGACTGGTGATACTGGACCACAAGGTCCTCAAGGTGTGACTGGTGACACTGGACCACAAGGACCACAAGGTGTGACTGGTAACACTGGTCCTCAAGGACCACAAGGCGTGACTGGTGATACTGGACCGCAAGGTCCGCAAGGTCCTCAAGGTCCTCAAGGACCACAAGGTGTGGTTGGTCCACAAGGTCCACAAGGTCCTCAAGGACCACAAGGTGTGGTTGGTCCTCAGGGTCCACAAGGTCCTCAAGGCGTAGAAGGTCCACAGGGTCCACAAGGTCCTCAAGGTAATGCTGGTCCACAAGGACCACAAGGCGTTGTTGGTCCTCAGGGTCCACAAGGTGTGATTGGTGATGCAGGTCCACAAGGTCCACAAGGACCGCAAGGTCCGCAGGGTCCACAAGGCGCACAAGGATTAAAGGGTGACACTGGCGAATTTGGTGGCGCAACCTTTGAATATGTATTCAACACCAATACAGCAAACACAGATCCAACAAATGGCTTTGTTAAGTTTAATAATACAACGTTGCTATCTGCAACTGAAATGTATATTGATTATATTGATCGTTTAAGCGCAAATGTGTTTAATTATCTAAACACAATTGATGACTCAACATCGTCAATCAAAGGCACATTCAAGATTGCAAATGCAGCAAATACTCTTGAGTATACATTCTTTAATATTAATGGTTCGCATCAGCATGTTACTGATTGGTTTGTTGTTCCTGTTGCTGGATTGAATTCAACTCTTACTGGATCAAATTTCCCAAATAGCACCAATGTTATAATGACATTTGTACGCACTGGTGATAAAGGTGACACTGGTCCACAAGGACCACAAGGCGTCATTGGTCCACAAGGTCCACAAGGTCCTTCTGGTCCACAAGGTGACGCTTCTACAGTTGCTGGTCCACAAGGACCACAAGGACCAATAGGCAATACTGGTCCACAGGGTCCACAAGGACCACAAGGCGTAATTGGACCACAGGGTCCGCAGGGTGCACAAGGCAATGCTGGTCCCCAAGGACCACAAGGACCACAAGGTGTTGTGGGCGATATTGGACCACAGGGTCCACAAGGTCCGCAAGGTGTGGCTGGTCCTCAAGGACCACAAGGTCCTCAAGGTCCACAGGGCGCGCAAGGCAATGCTGGTCCGCAAGGACCGCAAGGTGTATCGGGTCCACAGGGTCCGCAGGGTGTTGCTGGTCCACAAGGTCCACAAGGAGCGACAGGACCAACTGGTCCAATTGGTGGATCAAATACGCAGATTCTATTCAATAATAATGGAACGACTGGTGGTAGTGCAAATCTAACCTTCAACCTAAATCAAAATCTATTTGCTGTTGGAACAAGCACACTTTATGTTGATGCAACAAATAGAGTTGTTGGTGTAGGTAATACAAACCCAACTTCAGGATATAATTCTAAATTTAAGATTGGTACAGCATCAGTTGATAATTATACCAATATGACAATTGAAGCTGGAACTGAGCCATCTACATATTGGGCTCATCCAATTGGTTATGCTCAAATCTATAATAGTTATGGTACTGTTGGATTAAATGCATATTTGAATGGTGAGGGAAAAAGTTTAAACAGTAGTGTACTATATTTTGCTGGTTATAATAACACTGCAAACGCATACTTGCAATTGTTTGATGGCAAAGTGCATATTGATGGAAAGGGCAATGTTGGTATAAGCCAAACAACGCCAACATCTAACCTTCATGTTGTAGGTAATGCAAATATCACATCGACAATCACCACTGCAGCAAATATAAATGCTGGCAATGTCTATACCGCTGGCAATATTAGTGGTGTAATGAAGTCAAGTAAAGACTTCATGATTGCAAATACAAATACGAATGCAGCAAATACTGTAGACTTGTCTGTGTCAAATTTCTTCAGACATACATTGACTGCTAGTGTTCAATTTACCTTTACAAATGCTCCAAGTTCTGGCACTGGTCAAATGTTCTCACTCTTGTTGATTCAAGATGGAGTTGGTGGACGCAACCCAACATTTGCGAATACAATTTACTGGGCGGGTGGATCACAGCCTCCAGCTACAACAGCAGCAAATGCTCGTGACATGTGGACTTTCATAACATATGATGCAGGTGCAACATATTGGGGCACATTGACTATGAAGGACGCACGCTAAATAGTATAGATTATTTTATCAGTGAGTTTGTTATGAAAGTACATGTCTTGGTCAATCCACGCAATCCAACAGGGTTGATGAACCGTGTAGATCCATTTGCGGTTCATGGCTACAAGTATATCAAACATTTGTCTCCGCATTTCGATATGGTGCACTATGGCGTTCCTGGTGCACAAGTTGATTGTGAGCATGTGGATATTCCAACAAATCCAACAGAGATACAACGCTTCAACGAACTTGCTGGCGAAGAAATTCGCAAACGTGCAAGCGATGGTGATATTATTGCGTGTTTCTTTGGCGTAGACAACAAACTTGCTTGCGATATGAATCCAACATGCAAGGTTGTTGAACCTTCGATTGGGTATCGAGCAAATGGAATTTTTGCACCATATCGCGTCTTTACATCATATGCAAATATGCACATGTTCTATGGCGAGCGCGGAATGCTCATGAGTCCATCTTGGTTTGATGACGTCATTGGTAATCCTTTTACAGTTAGCGAGTTTGAATACTGCGAAAAAAAAGAAGATTATTTCCTATACTTTGGTCGAGTGTGCGAAGAAAAGGGCGTTCATCTTGCAATTCAAGCAACAGAAAGATTAAACAAAAAACTAATCATTGCTGGTCCTGGATCACTTGCATCTCTCGGATACACTAAAGTTCCTGATCATGTTGAGGTGTTTGGTGTTGCAAATGCTGAACAGCGAAAACAATTGATGAAAAAAGCAAAAGGATTAATCGGACTCACTTACTATGTTGAGCCATTTGGTAACATGATCATTGAGGCTAATTTGTCTGGCACCCCAGTAATTACAACCGATTGGGGTGCATTCCCAGAAATTGTTGAAGAAGGACAAACTGGTTATCGAGTTCGAGATTTTAAATCATTATTGACTGCAATTGAAAATATAGATAAAATATCTCCATTTGATTGTAGAGAATGGGGTTTAAATTTCTCAGATGAAGAGATTCACAACAAACACAAAAACTATTTGAACAAAGTTATTATGAACGATTTCTATGCGTAATCTATTTGTAGTCGGTTCATCTATTCAACCAAGAGAAGGGCGTTTTACATACAGCCCAACTCGTTCTACATTTGCAGCTGACGAAAGATTTCGTCAAACAATCTTTACAATCAATTCAATTACTGCAGCATTCCCAGAAGCCAAGATTGTAATTGTTGATTCGTCTAACGATTATATGGAGTACATACAAACATTCTGGCATATGAAGAATGTGGACTTTGTTCCATTAAAAGAGTTATGCGAAGATGCATTTGAAATTGTAAATACTCATCCCAATAAAAGTCTTTGTGAATCATTGTTATTAAATACATATTTCAAGATTCACAAACCAATTATTAAAGAATACGATTTTGTATTCAAGGCAACTGGTCGATATTTCTATTTTGATTTTAATGATAAGTTGTTAACGCAAGAAAATAAAGATAAAATATTCTTTAAAAAGCCATTGAACTTTGAGTGGAACGACGCTTGGCGATACAGTTTTGTTGATCGAAGACAGCAGCAAAATAATAATAGACTGCATCAGTACTGTACGGTGCTATATGGATTCGGCTCGGATCATTTAGAGAAGTTTATAGATATAAATGAAGCAACGATTCATCTACTAAAACAACCAGCAATGAATCATTATGATATTGAAACATTATCATATTATTTTACAAGAGCATTTGAAGATAAGATCATTGAAGTAGATTGGAAGGTTTCTGGATGGGACGGAACTTCTGGTCGATTTATGTACTATTGAGGATATAATCATGAAAGTAAAGACGATTATCATCGACGATTTCTATAGTAATCCAGATACAGTTAGAGAATTTGCACTATCGCAAAAATTCGAAGTCTCAGGCAACTACCCTGGACTGAGAACAGTGCCATTTTTAACAGAAGATACAAAAACAATTATTGGAAATATTATAGAATATGCTGGAGGAAAGGTCACTCATTGGTTTGAAGACTCTGGATACACTGGAGCATTTCAAATTTGCACAGCTCAGGATCGCACCTGGATTCATGCAGATCAATTCAATACATGGGCTGGTGTTTGTTATCTCACTCCCGATGCTCCGCTTTCTTCTGGAACTGCACTTTATCGCCATAAAGCCACTGGTCAATATGAACGCTCGGATAAAGATTACGAAGGCTATGACTACACCAAATGGGAAATGACTGATTATATCGCAAACAAGTACAATCGCCTCGTTCTATATCGCGGAAATATGTTTCATGCTTCGCTCGATTATTTCGGAAGTACGTTGCATAGCGGTCGCTTATTCCAGACATTCTTCTTTAATACTGAATACTGATGAAAATTCTTCATGTAATATTTTCGTGTAATCGTCTTCAGTATTTGACGAAAACGCTCGAGTCTTTACATCTATTAGACTATTGCGGGCATCAAGTCGATCGCCTTATAATCGACGACTATCCAAGAACTCGAAATGATTATATTTTCGATCTGCTCGGAAAGACTCATCAATTTAATACCTTTTTGCATAAAGAAAACATGGGGCTTTCGGTCACGTGGTCCGAGTTTTTCGATTATCTCAAGACAGTAGATTATGACTATATCATACATCAAGAAGACGATGTCATTCTAAAAGAACCTATTCGTCTAGATGATATGATCGAAATTTTAGAATCTGATCCTAAAATGGCTTCTGTTGTACTGCAAAGACAAGAATGGTACTTTCACGAACATCCCCCAAAGATTGAAGAATCAGATACGCCAATCAAGCAATACTATTACGCTAAGAATACAAAACAGTTTCCGATTATCTTTTCGTTCTATCGTCGAAGTATTATCAATTATCCTTTTCGAGAATACTGGGGATTTACGATTAACGAAGGTATGATTATGGTGTACTTGGCTCATTTCGAGCAGATGTATTCAGCGATTTTAAAAAATTCAGAAGGGAAAAATATTATAGAACACATCGGCGAAGAGTCAACAGGTCGTCGAATTCTTCCTGGAGAGCCAAATTGGGAGCAATTTGCGCATATGCATCCTGATAAAGTCTATAGTTCTAGAGACGGGAGACTTATTGCATAAACTAAATATACAATAATTAGCGAGGTTCTCCATGGCGCATCCCTCATCTCGTACCGAACTCAAGGATTATTGTCTTAGAAAACTCGGTTTTCCAGTAATTGATATCAATGTCGATGAAGATCAGCTCGAAGATCGCATCGATGATGCTCTTTACATGTATCGCACGTATCACTATGACGGAACTGAGCGTTGCTATCTAGCGCATCAGGTAACTGCAGGTGACATCTCAAACACCTATATTACTCTTGCTGATTCTATCGTCGGCATATCCCAAGTATTTCCATTCACAGGTTCAATCCAGTCATCAACATCTTCGACTGGATTTAACATGTTCGATATTAATTACCAACTTCGCTTAAACGATTTCTATAATCTAACAGCCTCTTCATACACCTACTATGTAATTGCTCGCGAACATCTAGCGATGCTTGATATGATCGTAACGGGACTTCCTCCATTTACTTTCAATAAACAAGTTCATCAACTGAAAGTGTTTATGGATTGGAACAAGTATAAAGATAATGCATATATTGCATTTGAGTGTCATCGAATCGTAGACCCTCAAGTTCATTCTGGAGTGTATGGAGATCTTTGGGTTCGTGACTATACAGCTGCACTCTTTAAGCAGCAATGGGGAACGAATCTGAAGAAGTATGGTAACTATACGCTTCCTGGTGGACTCGTCATCAATGCTCAGCAAATTTACGATGAAGCCACAACAGAAGTTGCAATGCTCGAAGAAAAACTTCGTGATACCTATGAAGAACCAACTGCCTTTATCGTAGGATAAAATGCCAACCAGCGTATACTTTAACAATCAAAAAGCATCAGTTGAACAACAGCTGATTGAAGACTTGATTATCGAATCAATTCGAAATCACGGAATCGATGTTTATTATCTTCCGCGAGAGTCTCGCTCATCGACAGATGAACTATTTGGCGATGATCCAGTGAAGTGCTATCGTAGTGCAATTAAAGTTGACATGTACATGGAATCTTTTCAAGACTTCGAAGGCAATTCTGAGTTCTTCAGTAAGTTTGGTTTAGAAATACAAAAGGTTGCGCGCATGGCTGTTGCTCGTCGAACATTTGAAAGACTTGTAACACGACAATATCCAATAACACATAATCTACCAAAAGAAGGTGATTTAGTTTATCTCCCAACTCAAAAGAAAATAATGGAAATCAAAGGCGTAGAAGAAGAAAAGAACTTCTTCCAAGCAGGTAAGATTGCGCCATATATGTTTGGGTTGACAATGGAAGCGTTTAAGTATAATGGCGAGTTGTTTGAAACAGGCGTCAGTGAAATTGATAATATTTCAGATATACAAGCGATGATTCTAGAGTATACGCTCGACTCTGGCGGTTCTGGAACATTTGTTGATCAAGAATGGGTTTATCAGGGCGCATCGTTTGCAACAGCGACTGCAAAGGGGCTGATTGCAAATTGGAATAAGCCAGAACGTAAACTTAAACTCAAAAATATCTTTGGTGTTTTTGCCGATGGTATACAGATAAAGGGTAAATCAAGTGGTGCAATTTGGACTGTGACAGCAGAAGCAGATCCGATCAAAGATGCAGTTGGTAACAAACTTGATGACAACTTTATTATTGAACAAGAAGCAGACAATATTCTTGACTTTAGTGAAAGCAATCCATTTGGTGAACCATAATGTTATCAAATGTGCATTTCTATCATCGAATCACTCGCAAAATGGTTGTTGCATTTGGAACAATGTTCAACAATATCACATTAAAAAGATACAACAAAGCAGGAACACAAGAGATAGAAAGAATTAATGTGCCGTTAATGTATGCTCAAAAAGAGAAATTCTTTGAGCGTATCACTCAAGATCCAAACTTGGCAAATGAAACAATGATGACGTTGCCAAGAATGAGTTTTGAGATGACAGCTATAACCTATGATCCACTTCGAAAAAGAAGTAACTTCGTAAATAGTTTTGCAGTTGGTGATGATAATACTAAAGTAAAAAATGTTGTTGCGTCACCATATAACTTTGACTTCACACTCTCCATATATGTTCGAAATGTTGAAGACGGCACTCAGATTGTTGAGCAAATTCTTCCTTACTTTTCACCTGATTATACTATGACTCTCAATTTAGTTGATATTCCATCAGAAAAAGTTGATGTTCCATTTGTACTTAATTCAGTATCACAAGATCTAGAAAATGTTGGTGTAAGTTCTGACAATGTTCGTATAATTATTTGGACGTTAACATTTACTGCAAAAGGATACATGTACGGCGCAACAACTGAGTCTAAGATCATTCGCAAATCAACAGCTAATACATATGACACAACATATAACACAACAGCGCAAAAAGAAATTGTGTTTAGCACTGGAAGTGGAGTATTTAAAATTGGAGAATTGGTCTATGAGGGTAGAACTTTAAGTGAAGCCAATTCAACTGCATTTGTGCGCTCATGGAATCAAACAACAAATACGATGATTGTTGCAGATACAAATGGAGTTCTTCTAACTGGCAGATATATAACAGGCGCAGTATCAAATGCATCGTGGAATATACAAAGTTTTACAACACCAAATTATCAGCTCACAAGGCAGGTAATATATCCAGACCCAATGAATGCGAATGCAGACAGCGCATTTGGATTTACAGAAGTATTGCAAGAAACACCATACTTCTTTGATGATAGAGTTGACTCTACTCTCATTAGAGTTGATACTGGTTCTAAGACAGCTGACGATAATTTTTAAGAGAATAAGAAATGACACAACAAGTAATCGATATTGGATCGGCACCAAATGATGGTACTGGCGATACAATTCGTGAAGCATTTGATAAAGTAAATGATAACTTCACTGAACTGTATGCTGGCGCTGGAGCTGATAGTGGTCCACAAGGTCCACAAGGTCCACAAGGCGCAGCAGGTTCTGCAGGTCCACAAGGTCCTCAAGGTCCTGCGGGTTCAAACGGTGACACTGGACCGCAAGGTCCGCAAGGTCCACAAGGTGCGCAGGGTGTAGCAGGTCCACAAGGTCCTGTTGGTCCAGTTGGTCCTGCAGGATCTTTTGGTGGCATTACAGTTGATTATACATTCGACTCAAATACAGGCAACACTGATCCAGGCACTGGTCGTTTAAAGTTTAATAATAACAACTTAACTCTTGCTACTCAACTTTACATTGACGAAGCTGATGATTCTGCAGTTGACATTACTAATCTATTAACAACAATTGATGATTCAACGTCAACAATTAAAGGTCACTTCAAAGTAAGTTTAAAGGCAAACGTAGAAGCCTTTGCATTGTTTACAATTTCATCTGCATCTCATCCTGGCATTTATTCAATCGTAAATTGCTCATATGTTTCTGGTGGTGTAACATCATTCAATAACAATGATGATGTTTTAATTACTTTTGCAAGAACTGGCGATCTTGGTGATACAGGTCCGCAAGGACCAACTGGTCCAACTGGTCCATCAGGTCCATCTGGTCCACAAGGCGAAGCATCAAATGTTGCTGGTCCACAGGGTCCACAAGGACCAGCAGGATCGAATGGCAACACAGGTCCACAGGGTCCACAAGGACCTGCTGGCGTTAATGGTAATGCTGGTCCGCAAGGTCCACAAGGTGTAACTGGTGATGTTGGTCCACAAGGACCACAAGGACCATCTGGTGTCAATGGTGATGTTGGTCCGCAAGGTCCACAAGGTGCGACTGGTAATACAGGTCCACAAGGACCACAAGGACCATCTGGTGTTGCTGGTCCAACTGGACCAACTCTTGCTGGTGTTGTAGTTTATGACGGTGGTGAACCAGATACAGATTTTAGCGTAGGACTAAATATTAATTGCGGAGGCGTTTCCTAACATGGCATATATTCAACTTCAATTTCGTCGCGGTACTGCATCACAGTGGTCAACTGCGAACTCAGTTCTTGCGCTAGGCGAGCTCGGTCTTGAAACTGACACAAGTCAATTCAAAGTCGGCGATGGCACAACAGCATGGAACATATTACCATATGGCGGTCTTGTTGGTCCATCTGGTCCAGAAGGTCCTCAAGGTCCACAAGGCGTAGTTGGTCCGCAAGGTCCTGAAGGTCCGCAAGGTCCTGAAGGTCCTCAAGGTCCATCTGGCGTATCAAATGTTCCAGGTCCACAAGGTCCACAAGGTCCACAAGGACCAGAAGGTCCTCAAGGTGTTATCGGTCCGCAAGGTCCTCAAGGCGATGTTGGTCCACAAGGTCCTCAAGGTCCACAAGGACCAGAAGGTCCACAAGGTGTATTTGGTCCTCAAGGTCCACAAGGACCAGAAGGTCCACAAGGTCCACAAGGTGTCGTTGGTCCACAAGGTCCAGAAGGTCCACAAGGACCAGAAGGTCCACAAGGTCCACAAGGTGTCGTTGGTCCACAGGGTCCACAAGGACCGCAAGGTCCTGAAGGTCCAACTGGCGCACAAGGCGGCTTTGGTGGTGCAACGTTTGAGTATAATTTCCAAACAAATACCACAGATAGCGATCCAGGCAATAGTTCATTAAAACTTAATGACAGTTCAGTAACTCTTGCTACTAAACTTTGGATTGACTATGTTGATCAAAGCGGCACAGACATTCAAAATTTCCTTGCAACAATTGATGATTCAACATCATTGATCAAAGGTCACTTCCGCGTAACAAATAAAGCAAACTCTGCTGACTTTGCTATGTTCACAATCAGTAATTTAACTGACAAAACTTCATACTTTGAAGTTGATTGTGCTTTTGTTTCTGGTAGTGCTGCATCATTTAGTAATGGTGAAGATATTCTCATCACTTTTGCTCGTACTGGTGATAAAGGTGAGACTGGTTTAACTGGTCCACAAGGTCCAACAGGACCATCAGGCGGTCCAACAGGTCCACAAGGACCACAAGGTCCAGAAGGTCCTCAAGGTCCGCAAGGCGTAGTTGGTCCACAGGGTCCACAAGGTCCACAAGGACCGCAAGGACCACAAGGTCCAGAAGGTCCTCAAGGTGTTGTTGGTCCACAGGGTCCGCAAGGACCACAAGGTCCGCAAGGACCACAGGGCGTGACTGGCGATGTGGGTCCACAAGGTCCACAGGGTCCTCAAGGTGTTGTTGGTCCACAAGGACCGCAAGGACCACAAGGTCCAACTGGTGCAACAGGTAACTTTGGTGGTGCAACATTTGACTATACGTTTAGTGCAAATGACTTCCAGGGTGATCCAGGCACTGGTAAGTTGCGTTTGAATAATACAACAATCACATCTGCAAATAAGATGTGGATTGATTATTTGGATGACAACGGAACACAAATTCAAAACTTCTTGACGACCATCGATGACTCAACATCAACGATTAAGGGTCACTTCCGTATTAGCAATAAATCAAATTCAGCTGATTTTGCTCTCTTCACAATTAGTGGATTGACAGATCGCACTGGATACTTCGAAGTTGATTGTGCTTATGTTTCAGGCAGCGCAAGCAGTTTCAGTGATGCTGAAGATATTGTAATCACTTTTGCTCGCACTGGCGATAAAGGCGATACAGGTGCTGTTGGTCCACAAGGTCCACAAGGTCCGCAAGGTCCAGAGGGTCCACAAGGTCCACAGGGTGTTGTCGGTCCGCAGGGTCCACAAGGACCACAAGGTCCAGAAGGTCCTCAAGGTGTTGTTGGTCCGCAAGGTCCGCAGGGTCCACAAGGACCACAAGGTCCTCAAGGTCCTCAAGGCGTAACTGGTGACACAGGTCCTCAAGGTCCACAAGGCGTAACTGGTGACACAGGTCCACAAGGACCACAGGGTCCACAAGGACCAACTGGTGCAACTGGTGGCTTTGGTGGCGCAACGTTTGACTTTACCTTTGATTCTAACACTACTGATAGTGATCCAGGACAAGGCAAATTGAAGTTGAACAATGGCACTGTCACTGCTGCAAATAAATTGTGGATTGACTATCTTGACGATAGCGGTACAAATATCTTCAACTTCTTGGCAACAATTGATGACTCAACATCAACCATTAAGGGTCACTTCAAGATCAGCAATAAGTCTGATCCAAGCGACTTTGCATTGTTTGTTGTAAACAGTCTAACAGATAAGACAGGTTACTTCGAAGTGAACTGCTCTTATGTTTCTGGTAGTGCTGCAGCATTCAGTGCCTCTGAAGATGTCTTGATTACATTTGCTCGTACTGGTGATAAGGGTGAGGCTGGTCCAACAGGTCCATCTGGTCCTTCTGGTCCTTCTGGTGGTCCACAAGGTCCGCAGGGTCCACAAGGTCCTCAAGGAGTTGCAGGTCCACAAGGTCCACAAGGTGTAGTTGGTCCGCAAGGTCCACAAGGCGTAGTTGGTCCACAGGGTCCTCAAGGTCCACAGGGTCCACAGGGTCCAAGCACTTATGACCAATCACTAAACATTGCTGATCCTGTAGTCTTCACTAGCGTGTCAACAAATGTATTGAATGTCAAAAATGTAATTGAGGCAACCAATGCATTGTCTGCTGCAACTGGTACTGTTACGCATGACTGTTCGCTTGGACAAATTTTTGTTCACTCAAGCATTACTGCAAACTTTACTGCCAACTTCACTAACACAACGATTCCTGCAAATAATGCAACATCGTTCACGCTAGTGTTGAATCAAGGTGCAACAGCATATGTTCCAACTGCGGTTCAAATTGGTGGTCAAGCACAAACTGTAAATTGGCAGGGTGGTACGCAACCAGCTGGTTCAGCCAACAAGAAGGATGTTGTTTCCTTCAGTGTTGTGAACAATAATGGAACGTGGATAACACTTGGTCAATTGACGACGTTCGGATAATGTTTAGTTCATTCAGTGGGTCCAGAGCATTTGGTAGGAAAGGGATTTCCTACCTTGCTGGAGTTGTAGCAAGAAGATATAACGGCGGCTATTTTGCTGACGACGTTTCATGGTTCGCCTCGCAAACAGTATCTTCTACTACAATTCAAGTTGGTTCAATATCTGAACCAGGAAGTGATGATGGAAGTGATTTCAGTTATCAATGGTTGGGATATTTTAGACCAACAACAAGTGAAACATATACATTTTATTTGAGTAGCGATGATGCGTCATATATGTGGATTGGCGCAAATGCTATTTCTGGATTTACAACAGGAAATGCAACCGTAAATAATGGTGGGTTGCATGGTGTTGTTGAAATGAGTGGAAGCATTGCATTGAGTGCTGGTGTATATTATCCAATTCGAGTTCAATTTGGTGAAAGAGGTGGTGGTGATGTGTGTACGTTTAGTTTCTCCACAGCAACTATAAGCAAAACAACAGATACAACTGGAAAAACTTTCTACAATCCAGCTACAATGGGTATTTAAATGTTGGGTTCATTTAGCGGTTCATTTAAATTTGGTAGAAGAAAAGTTGGTGTGCTTGATATTGTGCGCACTAATCTTCAACTTTATCTCAATGCTGCTGATTCTACAAGTTATCCTGGTTCTGGAACAACTTGGACAGATTTGAGTCCAAATGGATATGCAACAACATTACAAGGCTCACCAACATTTAATAGCACACACTTCACATTTGATTTTACTGATTACATTGATACTAATCAAAGTTTAGCATCAGAAGATTTTTCTGTTGGTGCATGGTTCTGCACTAGTTCTGCTGGCATTAAGATGATTATCTCAAAAGAAACTGCTGCAGGTTGGCCATGGAATTATCGCATATGGATGAATGGTGGGTTAATTATTGGTGATATTGCAAAATCAGGTGGATCAAGTAATTCTATTTCTAGTCAATTGAACACTTATAATGATGGATCTTGGTATTATGTTATGTTTACAAGAGATGCATCTAAGTTACGATTATATGTAAATGGAATTGAAGTAAACAATACAAACACAACCTTATCTTCTATCACAAATTCGCAAGAAGTTTGGTTTGGATTGAGCGCGTATTCTGGTGGAAGTTATCAGTATTATGGGGATTTAAGTCAAGTGTTCATCTATAATAGAACATTGACTGCCTCTGAAATATTACAAAATTACAATGCAACTAAATCAACATATGGCTTATGAGTGAAACTGATTCAAAATTGGCAGATATTCTGAACACTGATTATATCCCTGTTGTAAAAGATAACAGTGATAAACCAATTACAATTCATCAAGATAATGCTGAAAATCCAGACGCGGATTATTCTCGCGCAAACTATTATAATCTAATTGAGAAAGGTAACGAAGCACTTGACGGCATTTTAGAAGTTGCAAAAGAATCACAGCATCCACGCGCATATGAAGTTGCTGCCAACATGATTAAAAATCTCTCTGACGTCACAGAGAAACTTATGATTCTTCAAAAGCAACAAAAAGAATTGCAACCTAAACACGAACAAGCAGCACCAACTAATATTAATGTTGACAAAGCAGTATTCGTAGGAAGCACTGCTGAACTATTGAAGCAACTAAAGAATGAATCAAATAACAGCTAAACTCAAACATTATCTTGGTAATCCCAAGTTAAAGCGAGTGAATATGCAAATGAGTCTCACGGAAGATCAAATCCGTGAGTTTATCAAATGCTCAGAGCATCCAGAATATTTTATCGAAAACTATGTTAAGATTATCACGCTTGACAAAGGTTTTGTGCAGATCTCATTATATCCGTTTCAAAAAGAAGTTGTCAACGACATTAATAATAATCGTCGTGTAATCGTAAAGGCTGGTCGTCAGGTTGGTAAGACCACGATCATTGTTGGTTACATTCTATGGTATATTCTTTTCAATCAAGACAAAACAGTCGCGATTCTTGCAAACAAAGCCAGCACCTCTAGAGAAATTCTTGCTCGAATTAAATTGGCATACGAAGCATTGCCAATGTGGATTCAACAGGGCGTTAAGGTATGGAACAAGGGTGACATTGAATTAGAAAACGGATGCCGTGTGCTTGCTAACTCTACTGCATCAAGTGCGATCCGTGGTTTCTCTATCTCGCTTTTATATCTTGACGAGTTTGCGTTCGTACCAAGCAACATTGCTGAAGACTTTTTTACATCTGTTTATCCAACGATTTCTTCTGGTGAAACATCTAAGATTCTTATGTCGTCAACACCAAATGGAATGAATCACTTTTATAAAATGTGGACTGAAGCAGTAGAAGGATTAAACGGATTCACGCATGTTGAGGCTAACTGGCGTCAAGTGCCAGGAAGGAGTCAACAATGGGCAGACGAACAGCGTCGCGTTCTTGGAGAACAAAAGTTTCTTCAGGAAATGGAATGTGAGTTTATGGGTTCTGCGGGAACTTTACTTTCTGCAGCTGCGCTCAAATCACTTGCTTTCGTCAAACCGATGCATCTATCCGAAAATGGAATTAAGGTATATCAAGCACCAATACCAGAACACACTTACGCAGTAGTCGTCGATACATCTCGCGGAAAAGGTTTGGACTATTCGGCATTTAGTGTGATTGATGTAACCTCTCTTCCATATCGACAGGTTTGTACCTATAAAGATAATAACATAAGTCCTTTGGTATATCCGTCTATAATTAAAAGAGTTGCTGACTATTATAATCAAGCCTACGTTCTTGTTGAAATAAACGATAATGGTCAGCAGATTGTGGATTCTTTATTCGAAGATTACGAGTATGAAAACATCCTTTCAACCGTTGACCTAAAGGGTAAGATTGCTCTTACATGGGGTTATGGGAATAAATCTTATCGAGGCATACGCACCACAAAATCCGTTAAGCGATTAGGATGTTCTTTGCTTAAAAATTTAATCGAAGGACAAAAACTTATAGTTCAAGATTTCGAAACCATCTCAGAACTCTCAACATTTATTGCAAGAGGATCGAGTTACGAAGCTGAAGAAGGATCACACGACGATCTCGTTATGACTTTGGTATTATTCTCATGGATGACAAACCAGCAATTCTTTGCTGAACTTACGAACGTCGATATCAAAGCAAAACTGCACCAAGAGCAGATGAGACAGATTGAAGAAGAACAACTTCCGACTTTTTTAGGTGGACATATAGATGTTGATCATAATGACGGTGCTTTTATTGAAGATGGTGCTGTTTGGAAACCCTATTAGTCAAAAACCCCGTTTTACTAAATAAACGGTAGATTTCTTAATCTCCATTTATAGGAGCAAAAACATGGCTTTTCTAGTATCACCAGGCGTGAATGTATCCGAAATTGATGCAACAACAGTTGTCCCAGCAGTTTCAACATCCACTGGCGCAATTGCAGGCGCGTTTCAGTGGGGTCCAGTCGACGTATTACGTCAAGTCGCATCAGAAGATGAACTTGTAGCTGTGTATGGCAAACCAGACGCCAACACATTCCTACCATTCTTTACTGCTGCAAACTTTCTTTCCTATAGCAACAATATGTTTGTGTCGCGCGCAGGAGCTGCAACGCAAAATTCAGCTGTTGCTCTCAACGTTGATCCAGCAACTTGCGCATCAAACGTCAAGGTGAAGAGTGAAGATAACTACTTCAGTTCTTTCCATCTTGGTTCAAATTCTGATATCGCATTTGCTGCACGTTATCCTGGTGCTCGTGGTAACTCTCTCAAAGTTGCGATTATTGCAAATTCAAACGCATCAGTATTTGCTAATGCAACGTTGACGCCATATGGATCATTCTTCGATGGTCCTCCTGGCACATCAACTTGGGTTGCTGCAAATCACAATGCTCTTGCAAATGACGAAATGCATATTGCAATTATCGACGAAGATGGTTTGTTCTCAGGAACACCAAACACCGTCGTTGAGCGTTTTGCAAATGTTTCAAAAGCAACAAACGCTAAAGACGAATCAGGAAATAGCCTATACTATCGCGATGTTATCTATCGTGCTTCACGCTATGTTTATGTTCTTGGTCAAAATAACGATACATGGGGTGTTGCAGCTAATTCAAACCACGCATTTGAGGGCGAGAATCTAACAATTTCGTTCCAACGTGGTACAGATGGTAGCGTAACAGAAGGCAATGTTCTAACTGCTTATGAGCAATTCCGCTCAACAGAAAACGTTGATATCTCTCTAATCATGGTTGGTGGTGGTGGTGAAGCCGTTGCTGAAAAGGCAATCGATATTGCAGAAGCACGACGCGATTGTGTTGTGTTCCTTTCACCAACATATGCAAACGTTAACACGGCTGATCCAGTAACCTCAACGACAAATTATCGCAATGCACTACCATCATCTTCATATGCTGTGATGGATAGCAACTGGAAGTATCAGTACGATAAGTACAACGATACCTACCGTTGGGTTCCATGTAATGGTGATACCGCAGGTCTCTGTGCTCGCACCGATCAAGATCGTGACCCATGGTTCTCACCAGCTGGTTTCAATCGCGGTCAATTGAAGAACGTCATCAAGTTGGCTTATAATCCAAGCCAAGCAAATCGTGACGAACTATACAAGAAGGGTGTGAACCCAATCGTGTCGTTCCCAGGTGAGGGTGTTGTTCTGTTTGGTGACAAGACTTTACTTGCTCGCCCAAGCGCATTTGATCGTATCAATGTTCGTCGCTTGTTTATCGTTCTTGAGAAAGCAATTGCTCGCGCTGCACGCGCAAGCCTATTCGAGTTCAATGATGAGTTTACGAGAGCAACTTTCGTAAATCTTGTCGAACCATTCCTCAGAACGGTACAAGGTCGTCGCGGTATCTATGATTTCCGTGTTGTTTGCGATGAAACAAACAATACTCCAGAAGTTATCGATCGTAACGAATTTATTGGCGACATTTACATCAAGCCAGCACGTAGTATCAACTTTATCCAGTTGAACTTTGTTGCTGTTCGCACTGGTGTTGCCTTCGACGAAATCGTTGGTCGCTTCTAATAAATAGACTAGGATAAAGTCAGGAGAATAAAATGGCTTTTAATGTAAATCAATTTCGTACCTCACTAACTGGTGATGGCGCACGTCCTAATCTGTTTGAAGTACGACTAACTTTCCCGAACTATGCATCACTTGGTGCAGCTGCTTCGGCAAAGTCATCTTTCATGGTTAAGACTGCTGCTCTTCCAGGATCAACAGTCGGTATGGTGACAGTTCCTTACTTCGGTCGCGAAGTGAAGGTTGCTGGCAATCGTACTTTTGCTGATTGGTCAGTAACAGTTATCAATGATGAAGATTTCTTGATTCGTAACGCAATGGAATCATGGGTTCGCGGCATTAACGACAATGTCACAAATCTACGTTCAACACGCGCAAGAACATCGCAGTCATATGGTGTTGATGCTGAGGTTATCCAATTCTCAAAAGATGGTCGTCAATTAAAGAAGTACAAGTTTGTTGGTATGTTCCCAACAGATATTGCTCAGATCGACCTAGACTGGGGTTCAAACGACACAATTGAAGAATATACTGTTAACTTTGCTTATCAGTATTGGGAATCAATTGATCGTGGTGGCGTCTCTTCATTGAGATCACCAATTGAATCTCTAACTGGCGCTTAATGCCACTTGAGTGGGGGAGGAATGCCTCCCCCTTCTTTATTATGGAGTAATATATGGCAATTAATCTATTTGGATTTCAAATCGTTCGAAAACAACCTGAAGACGCTCCTCAGCAACTTCAGGCACAGATTAGTGCACCTGTTGCAGATGACGGTGCAATTGCCGTAACTGCTGGTGGTTATTTCGGAACTTATCTAGATCTCGAAGCCAGTTTTAAAAACGAAAATGATTTAGTCACTCGTTATCGCGAGATGGCAATGCAGCCAGAACTTGAAGCTGCAGTAGATGAAATTGTCAATGAGACGATTGTACACGATGTTACTGGTAAGTCTGTTTCTATTATTCTAGATGACCTAGAGCAACCAGAAAAAATTAAGAATATGATCCGCGACGAATTTGAGAACGTTCTTCGTATGATGGACTTTTCAAACTATGGCGCAGAAATATTTCGTAATTGGTATATTGACGGTCGGTTATTTTATCAAGTTTTGATTGATGAAAAGCAACCAAAACTTGGCATTCAAGAATTAGTTTATATTGATCCAAGAAAGATTAAAAAAGTTCGAACGATCATTAAGAAAAAAGATCCAAGAACAAAAATTGAAGTTGTGACTGGAGTAGAAGAATTTTATATCTTCAACGACAAAGCATCACAACAAGGTCAATCTATTGTCACTTCTGTAAGTGATAATGCTGTTAAGATTGCTCCTGATGCAATTATTAATGTCAATTCAGGTTTACTTGACGCAAAACGTCAAATGGTTTTGTCCTACCTTCACAAGGCAATAAAGCCCCTCAACCAGCTCCGAATGGTTGAGGACGCTGTTGTCATCTATCGTTTAAGTCGTGCACCAGAACGTCGTGTGTTCTATATTGACGTTGGTAATATGCCGAAGGTCAAAGCAGAGCAATATCTTCGTGACATTATGACCAAGTTTAGAAACAAAGTTGTCTACGATAGTTCTACTGGTGAAGTCAAAGACGATCGTAAGTTTATGTCAATGATGGAAGACTTCTGGATTCCGCGTCGTGGTGAGGGTAAGTCAACAGAAATCACAACTCTCCCAGCAGGTCAAAATCTTGGGGAGTTGTCTGACGTTAAGTATTTTGAACAAAAATTATATAAGTCATTGAACGTTCCAATTTCTCGCCTTGAATCATCGACAGGATTTACTCTTGGTCGTACATCAGAAATCACACGTGACGAATTAAAGTTTAACAAGTTTATTGAGCGTGTGCGTTCAAAGTTTACAGTGCTATTTGACGAACTGATGAAGCGTCAGCTAGCACTTAAAGGTATTTGTTCAATTGATGAATGGGAAGTTTTGAAGGAAAAGATTCATTATGACTTCCTTAAAGATAATAATTTCTCAGAACTTAAAGAATCTGAACTCATGACTGCAAGACTACAACTTATGAATCTTGTTGATCCATATGTTGGAACATATTTCTCTCGTGCATGGGTTAAGAAACATGTCCTTCACTTTGATGAAGAAGGCATTGAGCGTATGGATAATGAACTTGAAGAAGAAAAGGCAGCTGCTGATGCAATGGGTCTTGGAAGCCTCTCAGTTTCAGCGCAGAATGCTGCAGTTGCTCAAAATGCAGCCATGGCTGCAATGCAAGGTGCTCCACAAGGGCAACCACAACAATCTTCAAGTTTAGATCAAGCATTCAGCTCGCAAGTTAAATAAGTAATGGAGAATAATAGCTAATAAAGTTACTGATGCCCTTGAAGTTAAGAAGGTAGAAATTGCCTCTTCTTTAATCACACCAGAAGTAGAAACAAATGAAGTTGAAACAGATCAAGTCGAAGTTGATGGAGGCGAATCCAGCGATGGATCAGCAGAAGTCGCAGCAGACGAAACAAGCAGCACTTGATAGTGCAAGAATTTCTGCGTTAGTTCGTTCTGGAGCAATGAAGTCCAGCGATTTACCACGCTTGAAAATTGCATTGCGACGCCAATCAGAAGTTGGTGATATTGCTAGATTGCCAAAACAACATCGCGATGTTTTGACAAGATATTATGATGCAACTTCAAGTGCTGCTATTGGATCGCAACAAGCATTTCAAGCAGTGCGCAAAAATTTAATGCAGCACAATGAGATTGAAGGTGATGAATTAATCACCGAAGCAATTGCTGGATTTAAAGACGAACAAAATCCGCCAGTAATGATTGTATTGCAAAGAAAAGGAATTCGCATTTTTCCTGACGGCAAAAAAGTTGCAATGTATCATAACAAGCAACTCGGTCTTGTAATTACAATCCCATATGCTGGCACTGGTAACTCTCCAGGAGAAGTTATTCCTGGCACAAACATACAGATGGAAGAAGTCGAGCCAGTGAATGAACTTAAAGATGAAACACTCAAGAGTTATCTTGAGAAACGTCCATCTCCAAAAATTAGAGATATTGCTCGTAAAGAAACAGTTGGCAAACCAGAAGAAAGGCAAAAAGACATTGAACGCGCAAACCTTACTCGTATTGGAAGAGCGCGTGCAAAGGCAAAATTACTAAAGAGAAATCCACCACCAAGAAAACAACCAGAGTATGATCCAACAGATCGTGGATATGGTCAAGGTCGTTACATGGGCGATAGCGTAGAAGTTTCTGGTGACGTCATGGAAAGTCTTGAACAAGTCGCAGCATATGCACAACAAGATAACGTTACATCACATGCAAAGCATATGAAGTTTGCTGATGGTTCAAAACTTAAAGTCAGTCATGGTGCAGCAAAAGCCATTCATATGGTTCATGGTGCATTGAATGATGAGAATAAAAAGAAGTTTGCCGATATGCTCACAACTCCAAAAGGATTTGAAAAAGCGGCTCACTTTGCATTAAGTAAGGTACAATTTAAAATTGGAGGAGATAAATGAGTCTTGTCTCTGACATTGTAAGAGAAATTATCGCCGAAGCAAACGTGCAGCGCATGGGTCGTAAAAAACTCGTTCGTGCGCGTGTACGAGGTGGTAAAGTCCAACGTCGCAAGGTTCTATCAGCAGTTCCTGGCTATACTATTCGTGGTGGTAAATTAGTGCGCATTCCACCGCGCGAAAGAATGAAAAGAAAACTTGCAGCACGACGTGCAAAAATTAAGCGTAAAGCAAAGATGGCTCGCGCTCTTATTAAAAGAAAGCGTTCACTTAGAAAACGCGCATCACTGGGGTTGAGATAAAATGAAACTAATCACAGAAACAATCGAATCAGTAAAGATGATCACCGAAGAAAAGAATGGTGTGAAGACACTTTACATTCAAGGTCCATTTCTCGTTGCAGAAATGAAAAATCGTAACGGTCGTATGTATAAGACTGACACTCTTGCAAAAGAAGTCAATCGTTACAACGAAGAATATGTTTCTAAGAATCGCGCATTTGGCGAGTTAGGTCATCCTGATTCACCATCAATTAACCTAGATCGCGTATCGCATCTTATTACCAATCTAAAACAGGAAGGAAACCAATGGATTGGTAAGGCAAAAATTCTTGAAACACCAATGGGTAAAATCGCCAAGTCCCTTATGGAAGGCGGCGCAACTCTTGGTGTATCATCACGTGGCATGGGTTCACTTAAAGAAGTGAATGGTGTCAATGTGGTTCAGGATGACTATTATCTAGCCACAGCGGCTGATATTGTAGCGGATCCATCCGCACCTGGTGCTTTTGTTCAAGGTATTATGGAAGGTAAAGAGTGGGTTTGGGATAATGGCGTTGTCAAAGAGATCGATGTCAATGCTTATTATAATCAAATCAAGAATGCAAAGCAACGTCAAATTGACGAAATTTCGTTGAAAATCTTCGAAAATTTCTTGTCAAAACTTTAAAATTTATAAATAATATTACTTCTTCAGGAGTTAAAACAAATGAGTAAGACATTATCAGAATCCGCTGCAGAAATCCTAAAGGCATCAATGTCAGCCGCAAAGGAACCAGCATCAAAACTACCAGCAGAGATGGATGATCTCGGCGGTCAAACACCAACAACTGCACCATCAGATATCGGTAAGAAAGCATCTGCCGCTGCATCTGTTGCTGCAAAGCCAGCCACAAAGGGTGACGCAAAGGCAGTTAAGACTCAGGCTATGGAAGAAACAGAAGCCGATGAGACTGCAGAAGTCGTTGCTGAAGTAGCAGAAGAACCAGCAGCTGAAGAAGTTGTTGCTGAAGAAGAAGTTGCTACTGAAGAAGCAGCTGCTGAAGAAGTAGTTGCTGAAGCAAAAGCAAAAATGGAAGATGACGAAGAAGAAGATGATGAAGACGAAGAAGATGAGAAGGAAATGAAAGAAGCATGGAAAAATGACATGAAGAAAAAGCATGCCAAGTCCATGGCTGAAGACGTCGACGCTCTCTTCAACGGCGAGTCACTCTCCGAAGAATTTAAGACAAAAGCAACAACAATCTTCGAAGCAGCAGTCAACTCACGTGTTGACGCAATCCTAGAAGATATGATGACAGAGAACGAAACAGTTCTTGCTGAAGCAGTTGACACAATCAAGTCAGAAATTGCAGAGCAAGTTGATGAGTACCTCAACTATGTCGTCGAGCAATGGGTTGAAAGCAATCAGGTTGCAATCGAAACAGGTCTACGTGCAGAACTCGTTGATGACTTCATCAGCGGTCTCAAGAACCTATTCTCTGAGCACTACATCGAAATTCCTGAAGAGAAAGTCGATGTTGCTGAAGAACTTGCACAGCGTGTTGCCGCTCTTGAAGAAGCAGCAACAGCAGCCGCAGCAGAGAAAGCAGCAATTGTTGAAGAACTCAACGTTGCAAAGAAAAACGAAGCAATTCGAAAAATCTGTGAAGGTCTAACCGAAGTACAGGTTGAGAAAATGAAATCGCTCGCAGAGGGCGTGGAGTTCACCACAGAGGGTGAGTTTGATAATAAGCTCGCAGTATTACGCGAGAACTACTTCCCAGCAAAGAAAGTGATGAGTGAGGTAAAGGCAATTCAAGAAACAGCTGTTGAAGAGCCAGAAGTAGCAGAAGTTCACGGTCTAATGAAACATTATGTAGCAGCAATTACTAAAACGGCTCCAAAAGCCTAATTTAACGAACTGAGGTAAACACTTATGTATTTAAACGAAACATACGCAAAGAAGTGGGCACCAGTTCTTGATCACCCAGAACTCCCAAAGATCAGCGACCCATACAAGCGCGCTGTAACTGCCCTAGTTCTAGAAAATCAAGAGCGTGCTCTAGTTGAAGAATCACGCACAATGACAAACCTATGGGAAGCATCACCAGCCAACGCAGTTGGCGGCGGTATGTCACCAGTTGTCGGCTCAGAAGGCGGCATCAAAGGTTTTGACCCAATCCTAATCGGATTGGTACGTCGTGCTCTTCCAAACCTAATGGCATATGATCTCTGCGGCGTGCAGCCAATGACTGGTCCAACAGGACTAATCTTCGCAATGCGCTCAGTATATGCTTCTTCATCAGCACGTGGCGGTGAGGCTCTATTCCTAGAAGCCAATACTGCACACTCTGGTACAGGCGACCACAATGCACTATCAGCTTCACTAAACCCAGCTGAAGCAAATTCTGCAGTGTTCGGTCTAGCCAATACTGGTACAGGCATGGCAACAACAACCGCAGAAGATCTAACCATGAAGTACATGGGCTTCCAGATCGATCGCGTTTCTGACAAGATCTCAAGGCAATTCACGGTCTCGATGCAGAAACAGAATTGACAAATATTTTGTCAACTGAAATTCTTGCAGAAATCAACCGCGAAGTTGTTCGTACGATCTATGCAACAGCTAACGTAGGTATCACATCTGCCGCACAAAACGTCGTAAACCTATCATCAAGCACCCTAACAGATGCTGCTGGTGGTACAAGCGGTCGTTGGCAGGTTGAAAAGTATAAGAGCCTATTGTTCCGCATTGAGCAAGCAGCAAACAAGATTGCCAAGGACACACGTCGCGGCAAGGGTAACTTGATCATCGTCTCAACAGACGTTGCATCAGCCCTAGCAATGACAGGTCTTCTTGACTACAATTCTGCTCTAAGCAACAACACAAACCTAACAGTTGACGATACAGGCAATACCTTCGCAGGTACGCTATTCGGACGCTTGAAGGTCTATGTTGACCCATACTCTGTCGCTGGCGCTGACTATGTTGTCGTCGGTTATAAGGGTACAAATGCTTACGACGCTGGCTTGTTCTACTGCCCATACGTCCCACTCCAGATGGTTCGCGCAATCGACCCAACAACCTACCAGCCAAAGGTTGGCTTCAAGACCCGTTATGGTCTCGTTGCAAATCCTTTCGCAACAAAGTTCAAGGTCCTAAACGTCAATCAATAATTGATGTGCTAGTAAGTTATTGCCGACTGTATTATAACAATAAGGCAAAGAACTGGGGGGAGTCGAAAGACTCCCCCTTTTTTTTACACCTAAATAATTGATATGGCGAAGATTATTCTTCTATCTGATTTGAAAGACCTGCGCAAACAAAAACAGCAGGAGTTAAAGTATTACTCAGAAAGATTAGAAGAATTAAATAAAAAAATGTTTTTCATTCGTAAAGAAATTGAGTTGACTAATTTTATTATTGATTTGATTGAAAAAGAAAACATTGTAGATTTACGGAAACTAATAGATGACAGCACTGACTAGAGCACCGTATAACAAAGATCTTTTACAAAGTACAAAGTTTCGAGTGACGTTTGATCGTTTGCCTGGAACAACGTACTTCTGTCAAACTGCAAACTTTCCTGGAGTTTCTCTTACAGAAATTCCAAGACAAACTCCATTTGTAGATCTGTATGTTCCTGGCGAAAAGATTGTGTATGATACATTCAATATCACGTTTCTTGTTGATGAAGATCTACGTGCGTGGACAGACATCCATGATTGGATCCGTGCTACGACATTTCCAACTGACTTTAAAGAATATTTGGATTTACAAAGACTTGATCGAGCTGCAAACTTCAGAGCAAATTATAATAATAAACCGCAATACAGCAGCGCCACATTAAGTTTGTTTACAAACAAAAACAATCCAAACTTTCGTGTGAAGTTTATAGATTTGTTTCCAACATCGCTTTCAACGATTTTATTTTCATCTCAAGATTCTGCAGAGAATATTGTTACAGCAGATGCTACATTTAGATTCTCTTACTATGATTACGAAAGAATCTAGATATTATTCTTGAGAGTTCGTTCAAACCAGACATACTCATTATACTGGTGCAATGTTTGTAAGACAACTCTTGTATTGACTTGTCTTTTGATTTGAAATAGTGTATACTTTCGTGTATGAAAATAGAAACACCTCCACTCGAAGAATTAATGCAGCAATGGGAAAAAGATTCCGAAGTTGATACTACGGAACCTGGCAAAGAGATTTTGCGCATTCCATTGATTCACAACAAGTATAACAAATACTTGTCGCTGCATAATCTTGCAGCCAAACGCGCAGCACTTGAGTTCGACAAATTAAAGAAACTCAAGTGGATGTATTACAGTGGCAAGTTAGATCAAGAAGAATTGGATAAACTTGGTTGGGAGCCATTTCGATTTACTCTTAAATCAGATATGCAAGTTTATCTTGACGGTGATGATGATTTAAACAAACTCAAGCGCAAGAAAGCCTATCATGAAGAGGCTGCAAATTTTTGCACCAATGTCATGAAAGAGTTAAACAACCGCACGTGGCAATTGAAAGAGTACATGGGTTGGGAGAAGTTTATTCAAGGTGCTCGATGATTGAACACGTCGTTGTTGAAAAAGTAAATAACATCTATGTTCAGGTTCATGCCGATGATGGCATCATTCGAGAGATGTCAGAGTTCTTTACATTCTCAACTCCAGGCTATCTCGACGAAGAAAAAGAAGTTCACCCAATTGACACAAAGAATCTCGCGACTGCTCTCTCCCTTCCATTGGAGCCAAGAGATTATCAGTTACTCGCGTCTAGCGTTGGACTTACGAAGAAGAGAACTGTACTCATTTCACCTACCGCGAGTGGAAAATCGCTAATCATCTACATGATGATTCGCCACTTGTTGAATAGTGGTAAGAAGCGCGGATTGTTGATTGTTCCTACGATCAACCTCGTCACTCAGATGCATTCTGACTTTAAGAACTACTCCAGCAACAATGGCTGGGATGTAGACAAGTATTGTCAAAAGATATTCGGTGGTGAAAGTAAAATTCCAGATACTGATTTGATTATCTCTACTTGGCAGAGTATCTACGACATGCCAAAGAAATACTTTACTCAGTTTGATTTCATTATTGGCGACGAAGCGCATACGTTTAAAGCCAAGTCATTGACAAGCATCATGACCAAACTTATCAACTGCGATGTGCGTATTGGTACAACTGGTACACTTGATGATAGTAAAGTAAACAAATTGGTTCTTGAGGGTCTATTTGGTCCAGTGTTTAAAGTAATCTCTACAAAAGAACTCATTGAACGCAAGCAGTTGGCTAATTTTAGCATCAAGTGTATTGTGTTAAAGTATCCAGAGATTGTATGTAAGGCAATTAAAGGCTTTACATATCCTGACGAGATGAATTTTTTGACTCAGCATGAAGGAAGAAATAACTTTATATGTGATCTTGCTATTAATCTCAAAGGCAATAGTTTAATTTTATTTACTTATGTCGAAAAACACGGTAAGATACTATATGAATCGATTAAAGAGAGATGTGGTAATCGCAAAGTATTCTTTATTCATGGTGGGGTTGAAGCAGAAGATCGCGAAGCAGTGAGACATATCACTGAACAGGAAAATGATGCGATCATTGTAGCGAGTTATGGCACATTCTCAACAGGTGTGAATATCCGTAACCTACATAATATAGTGTTCTCTTCTCCAACAAAGAGTAAGATTCGTTCTCTACAATCCATTGGTCGCGTGCTGCGTTTAGGTGAGAACAAAGATGCTGCCACGCTTTATGATATCGCTGATGATTTGCGTTATGGTCCTTATACAAATTTCACATTGAAGCACTATGAGGAACGAGTGAAAATCTATAGTGAAGAAAAATTTCCTTTCACAACCAATAATGTAAGGATAAATTAATGTCAGAAGATCCAGTAGTTTATAATAGAGGCGAACTTCGTTTTGTTCGCCTTAAAAATTTTCCAGATGATTTAATTGGGTATGTGACATATAAAGATGAGTGTTTAGTTATTGAGACGCCACTTAGAATTGAGATTGAAACTCTTTTTGAAGAAGGTAGGCAAATTCTTGCAATGCAAGAATACTTACCTCAATCAGTTATTGAACTGAGAGAAGTTGAGATTCCTATGTCTGATATACTATTTGCTGCTCCAGTTCGACCAGAATTTTATGAGCAGTATGAGTATGTAAGTGATTTCTTTTATAATAACACACATAACCTAAAGAACCCACAAAAGAAAAAATCTAAAAATAAAAAAGTTGAAGACGTCGAAGAGATGCAAGAAAACGTTGTATCAATTTTAGAAGCATTAGCAAAAAAAGACAAAGGACCAGTACACTAATTTATGGCAAAAAATCATTATATTAACAACAAGGATTTCCTCAAGGAAATGACTGCATATCGCACTGCCATTCGCAAGGCAAAGAGACTTGGTCAACCAAAGCCTCAGATCCCTCGCTATGTTGCTGAATGCTTTATGAAGATCGCTGAGAATCTTTCTCACAAGCCAAACTTTTTGTCATATACATTTCGCGATGAGATGGTTGCGGATGCAATTGAAAACTGCGTGATGTACGTTGACAATTTTGATCCTGCGAAATCAAGCAATCCATTTGCCTATTTCACTCAAATAGTATATTATGCATTCTTACGTCGCATTCAAAAAGAAAAGAAGCAGTTATATGTTAAGTATAAGTCTACTGAGACTGCAGGTATTCTTGATGAGTTTGAGTTGAATGAAAACGAAGATGGTACGTTCAGACAATTTGAATTGTATGAAAATATCTCTGAGTTTATTCAAAACTATGAGAACGCAAGAAAAGTTAAAAAGGCAAAGAAGGCTGGACTGGAGAAGTTTGTAGATGAAGATAGCAATCCTGGGTGATACCCATTTCGGAATGCGCGGCGACTCTATCGCATTTCATAATCATTATCGAGACTTCTATCTAAATACGTTTTTTCCGTATTTGGTGGACCATGGAATTAGGACCATATTTCAATTGGGTGACTTATTTGATCGTCGGAAGTATATCTCTTTTCAGTCTCTTGCTCTTTGCCGTCGTTACTTTTTTGATCAACTGGTAAAGCATGATATACATTGCCACACTTTGCTTGGCAATCACGATATCTTTTTCAAGAATACTCTCGAAGTCAATTCACCTGATCTACTTTTAAGAGATTACAAGGATCATGTAATTCTTTACGACAAGCCAGTTGCTTGGAGTGGGGTTGATATCATTCCTTGGATTTGTAAAGATAATGAATTAGAGATTGCTGACTTCATCAAACGCAGCGATAATCATCTATGCTTTGGTCACTTTGAACTTGCTGGCTTTGAGATGGATCGTGGCAATATCTGTCATGATGGAATGGATCCAAGCGTATTGAACAAGTATGATCTCGTTTTGTCTGGACACTTTCATCACAAGAGCAACAATGGCAGTATTGTCTATGTTGGTACTCCTGGCGAAATGACTTGGGCTGACTATAACGATGATCGCGGTTTTCATATTCTGGATACAGAAACTCGTGAATTGACATTCATCCCAAATCCTGAAAGGATGTTCTATAAGATTAAGTACAACGATGATGAAATGTATTACAATGATATTGTCAATGCTGATTACTCATACTTGAACGGAAAGTTTCTCAAGATTGTCGTAGAAAAGCGTAATAACTCTTTCTTGTTTGATACTCTAATTGATACAATTACAAAGGCTGCTCCGCTGGAAGTTGCAGTTGTTGAAGACTTCTCTGAGATCACTGACAATGTTGAAGTCGATATTGACCAAGCAGAAGATACAATGACAATCTTAAATAAGTATGTTGATGGCTTGACATTGCCAGTAGAATCAGATAAAATAAAGACAGTTCTGCGCGATGTTTACAATCAAGCATTGTCCATGGAGACCGTGTGATATTCTTTTCTAAAGTTCGATACAAGAACTTTCTTTCCACTGGAAAT